TTACTTGCCGCCGCCGAAGAGGATCAGCGGCCCCTTCTGGCCGCCGACCACCGACTCGACGTGAATGCCATTGATGCGCCACTCGCCGGACGGCTCGCGGGTGTATTTCAGCACGCAGCGGCCAACCGCGCCAGGCTCGTCCTCGGGCCGCACGTAGAAATGCACCTCGGCGTTGGGCCGGTTCACGCTCACGACCTCGATGCTGTTGATGACGATCTTCTTGGTGTTGATGCCTTGCAGACCCCACGACTGCTGGTTGAGCGTGGCCAGCACCTTGAGGCCGTCGCGGCTGACGTGCTTGGTGCCCTCCGCAGTCTCCACGGCGATGTCGTCGGCGAAGAAGCCCAGTGCCTCGTCGATCTTGCCGGCGTTGTAGGTGTCGCGCAGGTTTTCGACGTTGCGCACCAGCTGTTTACGGTCGGTAACGACGAACAGCGACACCAGGAACAGCGCCGCCATGACGGCGACCACGGCAGCTGCGGCGACCAGGAGCGGCCGATTGCGGGTGTTCCACCAACCCACCGCCAGCGCCGCCCCCGCCATGCCGAAGAAGATCAGCACCCAGAGGACGTTGTCCACGAGCCAGAACAGCATGGCGGGTCTCCGGGGGCGCGTCCGACAAGACGATGTGGTGCCGTCTATCATCGCGCCGGTGCCAGGCCGTTGTCAATGGCCGTCCCCGCGGCGCTGCGTCCCCGCAGCGCGGCAGTCGCAATGAAAGTACGGCCCGCACTTGCCCTGTCGCGCCACCAGCCGCGCTCCGCAGCGCGGGCACTTGATGACGTCCAGCAGTGACGGTCCCACCGGGTCGCGCGACCGGCCAGTGCGGGATGGTTGATACGGGCGAGATCGGCGATACCACATGGCAGACTCCGGGTGAGGGAAAGCCGTCAATTCTTGGCCCGGCGCTTGCGTTCCCAGCGCTCGATCGCGGCAGCCGCCGCCTGCCGGGCTTCGGGGTACGGTTCCAGTGCCGTGCGCAGCTCGGCCAGCAGCTCGCGCCACTCGGCCTCCAGTTCGGCGGCGGTGACGCCCTCGGTCTCGTGCGGGCTGCTGGCGGCCCCCCAGCCGGCCTGGCCCGCCGTGTCGCGGCCGGGGCCGTGCAACAGCCACACCCGCGCGTCGCTCTGGCGCAGGTCCATCTCGGCCATGAAGCGGGCGTGGGCGACGGCCTCGCGGACGCCGTCGGCCAGCTGCCGCGGCAGGCCGCGGGCACCCTTGCGCCGGCCGCTCCGCAGCCAGGCCTGGTACTGCTCGTAACTCGCGCCGGCCGACTCGACCGCGACCTGCTCGAAGGCGCCGGCGCGCAGCCGCGTGCAGATATTCGCAATCAACCGGGGCGTCAGGCGCGGGGGCATGGGAAATCGCGAGTGCGTCTGAGCCGGAAGCGTCAGCGACGGTTGCTGCGTGAACCGTCGCTGACGCTTCCGGCTCGGACGGTTCCGACTGTGGTTCAACCCCTCATCAATGCCCGCGCCAGCAGCGGCTGGAGCGGCGGGCCGGTGTACTCGAAGCCGGCTGTCAGCCGCGTCGTGGCGTGGGTGCAGCGGTCGCCGCCGCGGGCGAACGACGGCCGGCGAATGAGGCGCCACAGGCCGCTGCGCAGCCGGGCGGCGATCAGCGCCGGGTGCGTCGTCGTCGACAGTGCGCGGTAGCCGAGGCCCTTCCACAAGGACGCCACCAGCGCCGAAAACGCCGCGCCGATGCCGGCGCCCTGGTAATCCGGCAACGTCACGGTGCGGTGCTCGCGCCGCGCCGGCGGGCCGGGGCCGAAGCGCGACAGCCACGAGGAGAATGCCACCGGGCGCTCCTGCCACGTGGCCAGGAAGCAAACCGCGCTCCGGTGGTGCACGTGGCTCAGATAGTGATGGGGTGAGAACAGCGGCCACGCCGATGCCTGGCAGCGAACGATCTCCAGGCGGATCGCCGGGCGGCGCTGAAGACACCTCCACTGAAACAGGTTCTCGGCAGGCCGGTAAACCCAGTCGGGCTGTAGCCAGGCCTCCACGTCCTCGTGGCAGGTCACCGCGACGAAGCGCAGACCGCGGCGGCGCACAGTCTTGGCCAGGGCGAGCGAGCCGACCTGGGCCACCGTACGGTCCACCACGCTGGTGTACTCGTCGCAGACCACCAGCCCGCCGGGCGGCGCCGCGGCGAGCAGGAGCGCCAGCGTGACGCGGAACTGCTGGCCGGTGGAGAGCACGCGGAACGGCCGCAGCCACGCCGGCGGCGACGCGAAGCCGACGGCGGACAGCAGCTCCGCGATGTCGGCGACGGGCCAGGCGTCGGGGAAGGCATCCACGACGCAGCCGCGGTTCAACCGGGCGAGGGCGGCGGTATGGTCGAGCGCCTCCGGCCAGAGGTGGTGGGCGACGGTGGACTTGCCGCAGCCGGAGGGGCCGACGACCAGGCCGAGCTGCCAGGGCCGCCGCTCCAGCGGCAGCTCCACGGTCCAGGCAAGCCGGCTATGCTCGGTGCGCGGCAAGTCGAACAGGCCGCGGACCTGGGCGACTCGCGGGGTTTCGGCGATGGGGGTTTCCACGGTGATGTTCATGGTAGCTCTGCTCCCCTCTCCCCTTGCGGGAGAGGGGTTGGGGGTGAGGGGTTGCGCCAGAAACCAACAGGGGGTGAATGCGAAAGCAAATTGGATGCTGTCGTGACCCCTCACCCCCGCCCCTCTCCCGCAAGGGGAGAGGGGAGAAAGAGCGTGGGCCTTCTATCCTCGCTTGGCCTCGCAGCGCAGCCCCTCCTCCTGGAACCGCCGCAGTAGCTCCGACTGCTCCGCCTCGTCGGCGCAGTCCACCAGCACGAAGAACCGCGCCTCCGGCGCCTCCGCTGCCTCGCACTTCAGCCGCTCCCGGGCCTTGCGGTCGGCGTCGTGCAGCGTCTGCCACAGCGACTTCACCGCGGCGCTTTCGTCCTCGGTGCGGCGGCGCAGGTCTTCCAGGACCTGCTCGTCGTAGCCGGCCATCTGGGCGAGTGGATCGATGGCGAGCAGCAGCGCCCGCGCCTCGGCGTCACTCACGTCGAGCACCTCGACGTCCACTTCCTCGTCGGGCGTCAGGTCGCGGCGGAGGTGGCCGTCGATCAGCTTGAGCCGGCCGTCGGGCAGCTCGTAGGCCAGCAGCGAGCGGGCGAAGCCGATCTCCTCGTACAGGGCCTGGAGGGCGGCGCGCTGTGTCTCGGGGTGGACGCGCGGGTTCAACTCGTTTGGCACGAGGTCGCCGGCGCGGACGCGGCGGTGGGTCTTGATGCGGTTGCGCATGATTCCTCCCCAGCCGCTTGCGGCCTAGCACTCGGGCGGGTGCCAAGCCGCAAGCGGCTTTCATTCACGACTTCGCCGCCGGGTTCTGCGGTTGCGCCTGCTGCGCCGGCGCCGGCGGCTGCACGATCCGCTGCGCGGCGTCGGACAGCACCTGGTTCAGCTGCTCGTCGAGGATCGGCAGGATGCGGTCCAGGATCCGGTGGCTGGTCGTCGGCGTCGGGCTGGCGTGGCGCAGCACATTGACGTGCCGCAGTACGTAGCCGCCGAGGACCAGCCCGGCGTACACCAGGGTTTGCGTGAGGTCGGGCGTCAGGCTGATGGGGAACATGCTCACTTCTCCTTGCCACACAGGCATAGCGCCAGGATCGCAATCCCCAGGACAAGGGCCGGCCGCAGACTGGCGCGCTCGGGGCCGGCCGGGGAAGGGTTTGGGCTGGGTCGTTTCTTGGGTTCGAGGAGCGGGAAAATCTCGTCGCGGCTGGACGGCCGAGCCTGGCGGGTCCAGCGCTCCTCGGCCTGCGTCCGCGGCGGGAACAGGTGCAGCGGGATGCCGTAATCTTCCGCGGTGCCGACCACGCCGGACGGCTGGTGCGGCGTCACCCGCGGCGGGATGAACGGCGGCCGGCACTTCGCCAGCCACTTGTCCTCGTCGGCCGCGTAGAAGCGGAAGTAGTCCTCGCGGAAGTCGTAGGCGCCGACCGTCTGCTCGTCGCAGTAGAGGTAGACGCGGTACGGGTCGTTCCGGTGGTAGATCCAGGTGTAGCGCACCTTGCCATCGTCGCCCTGGAGCTTGCCCGGCGTCTTCCGCGGCGGCCCAACCGGGTCGGGCGATTCGGGCGGCTCCTTGAGCAGCAGCACGACCCAACCCGAGCCCTTGCCGCGCCAGCGCTCCAGGAACTCCGCGGGCGTCATCCACACCAGCTCGTTGTCGCCGATGTAGTTGTTGTCGAGGATGCAGGCCCACTGCTCGTCGAGGTGGACGAGGTTGACCATGTGAGCGATGGAGCCCTTGTAGTGCGGGTCGCGGCCGCTGTAGGTGACGCTCGGCAGGCGGTTGCCGGCCAGGGCGCGCTTGAGCACCGCGGGGTCGCGGCCCTCGTACTGGCAGTAATCGACGCCCGCGGCGTACTTGGCGATCATCTTGTCGAGCTTCTCGGGCCAGCCGCCGCCGGGCTCCTTGCGCATGAGCGACTGGAAGTCCTCCAGCGGCGTTTCCTTTTGCCAGCGCGCGGAATGCATGACGCTGGTGAAAACGCACAGGCCGTAACCGTCGCGGCCGCCGGTGTTGGCGGCGCGTAAGGCGAGCGGGAAGTCGATCTTGACGCGGGTGACGCCGTCGGGGGCGACGGGGCCCCCGAGCTGCGGCGTGGCGGCGGCGGGCGGGGCCAGGACCAGCAGCAACACACAGGCGAGGCGTTTCATCGCGGGGCCTCCTCACACGGGCAGGGGCGCGGGGCCGGCTTGGGCGGGTCGGGTTGTTTCTTGGGCGTCGGTTCCGGCGGTGGCGCGGGAGCCGGCCGGTCGGCGCAGGCGCTGAGGCACAAGAGCGTCAGCGCGGCGAGCACGAGGCGCACGGGGGGCATGGGGGCGGTCCTTTCGAACGGGGAATGGGGGCATTCGCTGAGGGATGAGGGATGAGGGATGAGGGATGGAACAAAGGCAATGACAGGCCTCGCGGTCTTCCTTTCATCCCTCATCCCTCATCCCTCATCCCTCTGGCGTGGAGTTAGATTTCACTGGTCGGCCACAGCGCGATCTTGCGGTCCAGGTACACCCGTTTGTGGTCCGCCGCCGTGCCGCGGTTGCGCCGCTCCACGAACCGCACCACGAACGGCGTCCCGCTCTGGTCCGGCACGTAGACCCAGTCGGTGGTGCCGCCGCTGCCGGAGTCGTAGCTGTCGCGGATGTCCGCCTCCAGCGGCACCAGCATCACATGGGTGAAGCGCCAGGTGACGCCGTCGCCTTCCCCGGTTTCATTGCGGCGGCGGAAATCGGCCTCCAGGTGGCAGACCACGCCACTCACGTCGGGCGGCGTGGGCGGGGCGCCGCCGCCGTGGTAGACGTCGCAGGTGGTGTTCGGCGGCACGGGCAGGGCCATGGCTCAACCTCCAAAGGGCATCACCCGCCGGTCGCGGTATGGTTCCAGCAGCGCCTGGACGTGCGCCGGTATCGCCGGCTCGGGCGTGACGGCGGCGCCGGCGGCGCTCTGGTGGATGAAGGCGGGGTCGCGCTTGGTCTTCCAGAACAAGGCCGCCACCCACTCGGCGCACGCCTCCTGCACGTCGTCGGGCACCGTGGCGAAGCCGGCGGTGTAGAGCACGCGCCAGTAATTGGGGCCGCCGAACCAGATCGGGCCGCCGTCGTCGCGCCACGCGGCGGACACCTCCCAGCCACCGCGCAGGAGCCAGCCGCGATTCGCGTCCACCTTGAAGCCGGACAGCTCCTGGACGTGCATTTGCAAGGGCGCGTCCACATTCATCGCGTTGAAGCCGCCGAGGAGTGCCCGCAGGTCGGAACTGGCCCGCAGGTTGAACGTCGGGTCGGCGACCTGGGCGGACCAGCCGTTGCCCAGCGCGGTGACCGCGGTGGCGACGGCTTGCAGCGTGGCGTTGCCGGCCCACGTCACCGAGGTGTCGGTTGTGCTGGTGCCGCTGGCGACCCACGTCAGCGACAGGCCCGTGGCGGTGACCGCGGCGGTTGCCCGCTGGTTGGAGGCGGAGGCGTTCTTCACCCGCAGCACCGTCGTCGGCGCATAGGCGACGCGAGCCACGCCAATCACGGGAAACTGGCGCAGGAGCAGCCGGCTGCGGCCGTTGCCGGCGTACAGCTCGTCGTAGCTCGTCGAGACAAAGTCGCGGCGGCAGTGCTTCTGGATCGCCCGGGAGCAGGCCGTCACCAGCGCGGCGACGGTCGTGTCCTCGGCGGCGGTGAAGGTGGACTGCGCGATGCCGTACTTCGCGCGGGCGCTGGTGATGAGGTCAGACACTGGCCACCCCCGTAATGTGCCCTGCGTAGCGCGGGTCGGCCTGGATGCTGGCCAGGGTCGCCTCGGAGCATTCGACGCGGACGGGCCCGCTGGCGCCGCCGAGGGCGATGGTCGCGGCGGCCAGGCCGGAAGCGTCGCTCCAGGTCAGGCCGGGGTAGTCGTCGTGCAGCCGGGGGCGGTAGGGATCGCGGAGCGTGCCGCTGCCGACCCACGGCGTCGTGACAAGCGCGGTCGTCATCAAAGCACCTGGAAGTTGTCGAAGGTGTTGGACTGAAAGCTGCTGCCGTCGTAGTAACAGGCCAGGCCGAACCGGGTCTGGCTGGCGTTGAAGCTGGCGCTGCCGTAGCTGAACTGCTGGGTGCCGTTGAGCGAGGCGGTAATGCTGCTGCCGGCACACAGAGCGGCCAGGGTGTAGGTGTTGCCGCCGGCGAGCGTGCTCGAAGCGGTGGCCGAGGCCCGCTGGACCAGCGAGCCGCCGTTGACCTCGTACAGGTCCACCTTCTGGGCGCCGCTGCCGCCGAGCACCAGGTGATAGTTGTTGGAGGTATCCTGAAAACGCACCGTCAGGCCGAGCGTCCAGCCGGTGCCCAGGGTCACGTCGGCTTGCGCGGTGACGTCGGCGGCGCCGGCGTCGGCCGTCACGAACTCCACGGCCGCGATCGCGTTGGTCTTGTTCGCCTGGTTGCCCTGCACGGACCAGGTGCCGCTCTGGACCGTCCAGCCGGCGCCGACGTTCATGGCGTGGGCGGCGAGGCCCGTGCCGTCGGCGTCGGTGAAGCGGTCGAGCAACCGCGGGCCGCCGACCAGGCCGGACAGCCCGGTCAGCGCGGGGGCATGGCCATGCATGGCGATTACTCCTTCCAGTGCCCGAGTGCGGAGACCATGCCAGTCACGCCAGAGCCGCCGGCGGCCAGGGTGATGATCAGCGCGGTGTTGAGCGAGCCGAGCTTGGCGGGCGTGAAGTAGAACACGCCCGGCCCCGCGGCGGTGATCTTGACGCGGAAGACGGTGTTGCCCGAGCCGTCTTCGATTTTCAGCTCGCCGCTGGCGGGCGCGGCGTCGTAGGACCAGGCGACGCCGGCCAGGGCATGCCGGCGGTCGCTGACAGCGGCGTAGCTAAGCTGCGCCGCAGTGTTCGACGCCGGGGCGGCGACGTCGGCGGTGGAGAATGGGACGGGTTGCATGGGGCCTCCATTTAGCCCCCGGTGAATACACCGGGGGCTTGGACAGGATGCTGTCTGCCGCCCCCGGTGTGTTCACCGGGGGCTAATTACGTCACGATCTGCGCCACGGTGTTGAGGTTGTCCCCCGACGCCGGCCCGACGCGCGGCCGCTGACCCAGCGCCACCAGCGCCAGCAGGTTGGTGGTGCCGTTGCCGCTGGTGACAACGGCGCGGGCGTAGCGCTTGGTCATCTCGGAGGTCTTGAGGTTGATGACCGCCTGCTTGTTGTCGTCGGCGGCGCCCAGCTGGGTGATGGCCTTGCCGCTGATGTCGCCCCAGTTGGTCGAGCCGTCGGCCGACTCCTGGATCTTGCAGTCGGTGGTGCTGTCCACGCTGCCCAACAGCAGGATGAACATCGCCTCGTGGAACTTCGACATGTCGATGGCGGCGCTGTTGGCGGTGGCGTTGTTGTTGTTCACGGGGTTGACGACGCTCACGATGGCGCTGCGTTCGGACGGTTGCTGGATTGGCATGGCTCCTCCATTTAGCCCCCGGTGAATACACCGGGGGCACGAAACGGAAAACGTTTAGAGATTTCAGCCCCGCGGCGCGACGCCGCGGGAAGGTTGGTTATCGCGTGCCCCCGGTGTGTTCACCGGGGGCTAATTACGCGGCGAGGCCCACGAACGGGCTGAGCGTCGAGCTGGCGTCCGCCAGCGTGATGGCGCTCTTGACCCACGGCTGGCCGTCCACGCGGGCCACGAAGCGCCAGGCGGATTGGTTGTTCTGGAACTTGAAATGCTCGCTGTAGGCGATCTCCACCATGCGGCGGTCGCCGATCAGGTAGTGCCGCAGGTCTAGCAGCAGCACGTCGCCGAGCGTGCCCAGGGCGGGCAGCTTCTCGCTGACCACCACGGGGATGCCGAACAGCATCATCGTCGGCCGCTGGCGGGCGTTGTCGATGAACACCACGTTGGCGCTGGTGCCGGTGTTGCCGGTCATCGTGTACAGCTTCACCAGCACCGTCGGATGGATCGCCCAGACGGTGTTGGCGGGTCCCCAACCCGGCGTGAGCCGGCCGAGCATGCCGGCGGCGTCGGCGAGGGTGAAGGCGCTGCCGCCGGAGCGGGTGACCGAGATCAGTGCGGCCGCGTTGAGCACGCCGAGCGGCTTGCCCGCGCCGTTGCCGCGGAGGAAAGCGTAATCCTTGTACCAGCCCAGCGCCCGCCCGAAGAGTTCCGTCAGCACCGCCTCCAGGCCGACAGCGTTGTCGGCGAGCAGGCTGTTGGAGGCCAGCGTGTAGCCGGTCAGCTCGTGGGCGGTGAGGGTCAGGCCCTTGAAGCTCGGCTCGACCTCGGTGATCGTGGCCGCCTCCTTGGACCAGCTGGCCTTGAGGCCGCCGAAGAAGGCGGTGTCGCCCGCGGCCGGGGCGGTGGTCACGTCGAGCGTGGGCACCTCGACGGTGTCGGAGGCCATCGGGATGATGGTCGCCCGCGGCTCGATGACCGACGCCTCGGAGCTGATCGCCAGCAGCCGCGGCAGGAACTCCGTGGGCACGGTGTAACCGCCCGACGTGCCGGTCTGGGCCGCCAGCGCCGCCTTGGCGCCGACGTTCTCCCAGTCGGCGAAGCGGCTGCCCATCTGCTCGAGCGCCTTGAGGTCGCGCTGGCGCACGGCCAGGAGGAAGCGGCCAAAGGTGTGGTCCGGGTCGCCGCTGCCGCCGGGGCCGAAGATGGCCGGCAGGGCATTGCGCCGCGACTTCGCCTGCGCGGCGGCGAACTGCTTGAGCGTGTCGTCCAGGCTCGCCGTCAGGCTGGCGAGCATGGTTTCCATCGATTTCGCCAGGATCGGGGCGAGCGGGTCGCCCTGCACCGCCTCGGCGATGGCCTGAGCGAGAAGGGTTTGCGCGACCGGCTCGTCCACGTCGATGCGGGCGCCGGCTTTCTGGCCGAAGTAGTCTTTTTTGAGTTGGATAAACATGGTGGTAGGGGTTGGGGGTTAGGGATTAGGGGTTAGGAAGACCGTCTCGGGCGCACCGGGGACGCGGGCGGCTTGGGGTCCGCCTCACAACGGGCGCTTGACGGGTTCGATTGCTTGCCGCTTGCGGCCTAGCACCCGGGGGAGTGCTAGGCCGCAAGCGGCTGAGTTAGACGCGTCCTTGCAGCCGCGCCCAGCCGTCCTCGACGGCGCGGCGAACGAGCTTCGCGGGGTCCAGCGCCGCCAGGCGCCGCTCCAGCGCCCGCGCCAATTCCTCCAGCGGCGTGAATGGCGTTGCGGGCTCCGGTAGGCCCAGTGCCCTGGCGCCGCCCTTGGACACCGCCTCGACCACGGCGTCCTGGTTCACCGGCAGCCAGGTGCAGCTGTACTCCAGCAGCAGCCAGGCATCGACGATCCGGCGCACGTCCTTGAGCGCCGGTTTCTGGGCGACCTCGTGGTCATTCGGCGCGTGGGCCTTGAGCGTGAGAAAGCCGATCGACTTGCCGGCCATCAACCCGCTCTGCACCAGGCTGAAGGCGGCGTCGGGGGCCCAGGCCTCGTCGGGCCAATCATCGGGGCGCGGCGGGTACTGCGTCTTGGCCTTGATGCCGCGCAGCGCGCCGTCGCGCACCTTGCGCCGCCACAGCGACCGCCCCACAGGCGGCAGGTCGTAGCGGTGCGCCAGCGTGACGATCGGGTTGTGCTTGAAGTGCGTGTCATCCATGCCGCCGGCGACCACGATCTCGCCCTGGCGGTCGGCGCTCTCGGTGCTAATCCACGACACGTCGGCCCGCTCGCCCGGCGACAGCTCGGTGGTCGCCTTGTCGACCGCGGCCCGGCGGTAGTCGCGCTCGGGGAGCGTATGGAGCAAGGCGTCCAGCTCCCGGGCGGCCTTGTCGGACATCGGAAAGCCGAGGGGGCCTTCGGTGTCGCCGTATTGCTTGAGAAAATCGGGCATAACTCCTCCATTTAGCCCCCGGTGAATACACCGGGGGTTTTGACTGGATGCCGTCTCGCGCCCCCGGTGTATTCACCGGGGGCTAATTGTCTGCGGCACATCGCCCCACGCGACCGGCGGCAGGCCCAGGTCGCTGCGCAGCTCGTTCACCGTCAAGACGCCGTACTTCAGCAGCAGTTCGCGCTCCTTGAGCGTGGCGTCGCGCTCGCTGGGCGTCGGGTCGTCGGACGCCAGGAACAGCCGCCCCGACGGGTCGTACAGGGGCATGAGCTGCTCGTTGAGCTTTTCATCGCGCCGCACCAGCCGCGGGCGGATCGCCAGCGCCTTGTGCAGGTGGTCGGCCGCTTGCAGGTTCGCCAGGTTGGTCTCGCCCGACAGGAACGGCAGCGGCACGTGGAAAGCGTTGGCGATGTCCTCCTTGGTCGCCTTGAGGTCGGCCAGCGCCGCCAGGTCGCCCATGGAGTGGGACAGCACGCTGACCTTGAAATTGCTCTCGGCGACGAGGACCCGCCCCTGGCCGCCCCGGCGGAACTTTTGCTGCCACTGCTGCTCGAGCCGGTCGCGCTCGTCCTCGCCGACGGCCTCAGCTGGCGACAGCACCACGCTGGGCACGCCGGTGTTGTCGTAAACGCTGCGCATCATCGCCGCGTATTCCGACGTCAGCGCCACCTGCTCGTAGCAGGCCCGCAGGGGCGACAGGCCGCTGGTGTACGGCTCGCGCGGGTCCGGGAAGCGGAAGTGCAGGATCTGCTCCGGCGCGTAGCGCACGGTGCCGGTCAGGCCGCGGACCTCGTACCAGTCCACCGGCCGCGGGCTGTCGGCGGCGCGGCAGACGCGGACGTTCTGGCTGGGCAGGATCCAGATCTGCTCGGGCACGCCCAGCACCGCGCTCGTTTCGAGGAGCCAGTAGGCGCTGCCGTGGACCTCCAGGTAGAACTGCGTCAGCTCCCACAGGTCGAAGCTGTTGAGCAGCGGGTTCACCGAACGCAGCAGCGTGAGCAATGGGTGCTCGGTCACCTCCTCGATGCGGTCGGCGGATTTGGTCGCCGGGTGCAGGTGGGCCGCGGCCCGCAGGCGCTCCTCGGCGGTGCGGGGCAGGGCCTTGGTCTTGCACTTGATGGCGCGGTCGCGGGCCGTGGCGACGTACAGCCGCGGCGGGTACGCGGCGCAGACCGCGGCGTTGACGCTGGCGCAGGCGAAGGCGGTGTTTTTGAGCTGCGCCAGCAGCTCGGCCGCGGTTGGCTCGCGGTGCCGGTGGTAGGCGTCCACGAAGCCGCTGCGCCAGCCAACGGTCGGCGTGGGTGGCGCCGACTTGCGGCGGAACCAGCGGGTCAGGCGGTCGAGAAGCATGATGGCCTTCCTCTTACTGGCCCCGGAGGGGCTACCTGCTAATAGCCAGGGGCGGCAGCCCCTGGTTTTGTCGGGGCCACCCAGCGCTTGGCGCTCTGTCGTTCATCCAGCCGCGCCACCAGATACCGCAGTGCCGCCAGGGCGTGGTTCTCCTCGTCCACCGGCGTCTCGGTGCCGTCGTCGCCGTAGCGGTACAGCCGAGCCTCGCGGGCCAACTGCGGGCAGCGCTTGCCGTCCACCCTGAGCCCGCCCGTCCGCAGCCGCGCCGTCACCAGCTGGATGCCCAGGCGGATATCGTTGAGCCCGGGCAGCACCTTGTGGTTGAGCCGCCGCAGCGTGGCGATGTCGCCGGCGCCGGCGGGGTCGGGGTACCACGTCACCCCGCGCGGCATGAGTGAACTCAGGACGTCCAGCGTCGTCTCGCGGCGGTAGATCTCGCCGGCCAGGTGCAGCACACCGTCCCGGTCCACGAAGCCCCACACCGCGGCGAACGGGTTGCGGAAGCCGAAGTCGATGCCGCCGACGCGGCGCTCGCCTTCCAGCGCCTCACGGCTGCTGTCCACGAGGCACTGGGCGAAGTCGGGATAGACCACGCCCTCGCGGGCCTCGAAGCTGCACTCGTACTCCTGCCGCACCCACACATCGCCGTGCTTGCGGCGCTCGTTGGCGATGAACTCCGCCGTCAGCCGCGGGCACTCCTGCCACGGCACACGGAAACGCGTCCAGGCCACCTCCGGGTTGTGCCACTCGCGCCAGAAGAAGCCGTGCGGCCCGAACGGCGTGCTCAGGCACACGGTCCGCCCGCCGGCCACGCCGGTCATCGGCGACAGCGAGGCGAACAGCGCGTCGGGCACCCGCGCCGCCTCGTCGAGCACCAGCAGGTTCACCCCCTGGAAGGCGCGCACCGTGTCCTCGCGGCCCGGCAGCGCCACCACGCGCGAGCCGTTGCTCAGCTCCAGCTGCGTTTCGTTGTCCTTGACGGTCGCGACCGGCCGGCCCAGGGCGCGGTAGCCCTGCTTGACGTAGCGGAACAGCTCCGTCGATTGCCTGAGCGACCGCGATACCAAGAGCACCAGGCTGCGCGGGCGGCACAGCGCCGTGTGCAAGGCCAGGGCGCTGGTGACGCGCGACTTGCCCGCGCCCCGGCTGCAACACAGCAGCACGTCGCGAGCGGTCGAGAACAACACGGCTCGTTGCCAGGGGTCAGGAGTCAACTCCTGCGCCGCCAGCACCCGCGTCGGGTCGAGCGTGAGCACCAGCGCGTCAGCAGGGGTCATGGCTTCCTATCGCTACGGCGGTTGCCCCGGCACCAGCGATTCGAGGTGCCGGACGATGTCGCTCTCGCGCCAGCGGACGATGCCGCGCCCCAGCCGGACGGCGCGCGGCAACCAGCCGCGCTGCTCCCAGCGCCACACCGAGCGGGTGTTGATGCCATAGCGCTTCGCCACCTGCTGGACCGTCAGCAGGCCACCGGCCGTGGGGGTCGGGGGCATGACTCGCTCAAGTGTGAGAAGATACGTGGTCTGGAGCGGGGTCGGCGGCTGGGATGGCGCCCTCGTTACATCCTCATTGTTAATGTACAAAAGTCCATATATCAAGCCCCGCAGCAGGCGCGGTTGCGGATTGTAGTGAGTGGCAATCGTTGTCATCGCGTAACATGCCACCAGGTGCGCGGCAATTGCTCCGCAATTGCGCCGCGACGATCTCCCGCGGGAATTTCACCAACGGTCCGCGGCGCGTCGTGTTTTACTAGCGTGGAAGTCATGGCCCCCCCGGCGACGCGCAGCGACGAGGACGTGCTCATCCGCCGCGCCCAGCGCGGCGAGCGCGAGGCCTTCGCACAGCTGGTGGAGCACTACTGGGACCGGCTCTACCGCTGGCTGTGCCACCTGACCCATGACAAGCACGCCGCGGAGGACCTGGCGCAGGAAGCGTTCCTCAAGGCGATGACCGGGCTGGGCACGTTCCGCCCCGGGACCAACTTCCAGGCCTGGCTGTTTCGCATCGCCCACAACACGTTCGCCAACCAGGTCCGGGCCAGGAAACGGGTGCGGCAGCCGTTCCCCGAGGACACCGTCAGCGGCGAGGAGAACCCGCTGGACCAGGTGCTTAGCCGCGAGCTGTTGCAGCTGTTGGCCCGCACGGTCGGCCGGCTGCCCACGGAGTTTCGGGCGGCTTATTTGCTGCGAGTGGAAGAAAGCCTTTCCTTCCAGGCCGTGGCGCAGATACTGGAGATCACCGAGGAAACGGCCCGGTGGCGGGTGTTCAAGGCGCGTCAGAAACTGATGGACGTCCTGTCCCCGCAGCTGGAGTGA